AAAGGTTGTTAAGAAAATTTCTAAGACTTTAACTGTTGAAAAGAAATATTTTCTTGATCGCTTAGATCGTTTGCGTGATTGGCGTAATGAATTCATACAAGTTCGAACGCGTGGTGGTTTGCGGAAAGCTCCATTTGCCATTTCTTTGTTTGGGAATACCAGCGTAGGTAAAAGCACTCTGTGTCAACTTACAATTGAAGCTGTAGGCATGTACAATGGTTTTGATATTTCTCCAGAACGTGTAGCCACGTGGGGAGACAATGATAAGTATGCTTCCAACATTCGTTCATCGACCAATGTAATTATTTTTGACGACTTTGCAAACACTGTTTCCACCTTTATGGATTTTTCTCCTTGCTATAGGCTAATTCAAACCATCAACAATGCATTGTTTTTGGCACCTATGGCTGAAGCTTTTATGAAGGGCAAAGTAGCTTTGCACCCATGGTTAGTGATGGTTACAACTAATGTCGAATCGTTGATGGCACAGAATTATTCTGAGAAGCCAGAGTCAATTTTACGTCGTCTATATCATGTAAGTGTTAATGTTAAACCAGAATTCCAGACCGATGGAAAGTTGGATTCTGAAAAGGTTCGTGAGAAATTTGGCTTACGCAAGGACCCGGATATTTGGCTTATAGGAGTTCGTACATGTTTGGTGGGAGCTCCTCAACATCCTGGCTCTCCCCTTAACAAGTATGAATTAGTACCACTCGTTTATAAAGATAAGGTTATGCAAAATATTGGCGTCCGTGAGTATTTGGAATGGGTTCAAGTTGCTTCAAAGCGACATTATGAATTTCAGGCAGAAATAGTGGAAACCATGATGCAACCACCCAGCAATAAGTGCAAAACGTGCGGTTTTTGTTTTTGTGATTGTCCTCCCTATGTAGAAAATAGCGATGTTTTACCTCCTGATGTAGATGACGCAATTTTTCCCGGAGAGGAGGCACGATCGCAGGGCGACACAAATTATTTACGTACTTTACGGAATTTTGTGATGGGAACTTCCGAGGAATTGGAAGAGCAGAGCGGCGTTGTTACGCGCGTTTTGCGCATTTTATTAATTTATATCGTTTCATTTACTTTTTCATTTGTTTTTAATATTTGCATTACCTTGATATCTTTGTCTCCAACAGCACGTAGCAATGTGTATAATTATTATAAATCAGGCTTAACAAATTATTTTACACGGGTTTATCGAGATGCTTACAGGGCATCCATGCGCAATTTGTACTATTTTGCGCGCTGGCAACAACAGCAGCGATGGAATTTACGTGCCATGTGGTGGCATGCCAGGCATGTAGATTTATCTAATCTTGTAGAATTAGATGCATGGTATGACTCCTGGATTTTTGACTGGATTGCATGGGTACCATCCTATATAGTT